TAACTGTCCCATTGATCGTAGTAACATCAGAAACAAGCCCATTGACATCAATCTGGATTTTATCGGCTTTAGCTTGTGCAGACTGTGCATCAGCTTTCGCTTGATCAGCGACTTCTTTGGCTTGTTCGCCTGCTTGTTTTGCTTCCTCTATAACTTGCGCGAGTTCAGGATCACCAGCTGATGTAATTTCCATTACCCACTTTAGATTTCCATCAACATTTCGATACACCCAAATTTCAGTGTCCTGTCCATTTGGCTTAAACCAAATGTCACCTTCTTTAGGATTAGTTGGCTCAGTTTGATCATAATAGTTTGAGTTCCACTTATTAGCACTTAGAATTGAGTCTAAGTAATCAACTCGTTGACTTAATGGTCCTCTGTATTTATAAGTAGCTTGAGAACTTGAATTCGTTGTAGCTTTTGACTCGGCAGACAAACCTCCATTGAACGTCATACTATATGAAAGATTTGGCACCGAGTATCGTTCTCCGTCTTTATCTTCTACATAAAACCAATCTCCAGCTTCTAATGGTGGACACCCTCGCCATTTTAACTCATACGGAAAATAGTTGATTTCTTTAACAAGATTCCACATAATGTCTAACAAAGATTGAGTCATCACTTTGTTCTCAAGAATAACTTGCGAACCATTTAATGAACCCACCCGAATTACATCAGTTTCTTCCTCGCCTGTTTTAACAGAAATGCCACCAATTCTATAGCTCACTTCATTTTTAGTGAAGCCTTTTAAAAGGTAGCTTTCCGGAGTCACCTCAAATGAAGTAGGTGCAAGTCTTCTTATTTCAAGTTCACCATCTCTATTAAAACTTGCGAATCCTCCTTCAAATTGAGCGATCAACCCAATTGCTTGCCGATAGGTGTAACCTTCAGGTTTGGCTATAGAGGAAATTCCTAACGATGAAAATGACGCTTGATTTACCTCAACACCCGAAAGATTTGCTATTTCTAAAGCAACTTCCCTATAAGGTTTTGGATAGGTTAATTTAGATTCAAACACACTTTCCATATACATCATTTTATCGTTAGCAGTTACTGTTGTTTTGTTGCTATTTCTATCTCGATCGAATTCAGATACGAAGAAATGACCCAGCTTGGTATATTGATATTCCCCTTCCAGCAATATTGCTAATTCGGGAATCACTTCTATATCTTCTTTTATACTTTCAATAATTAAAGGGAAAACTATTTTTACAGAGTTCATATATGTGGAACCAATCTGATACGTTTCACCAGATATGCTTCCTGAATCAAAAGACAGTGAGGTAATATCCTCACTGTCATAAATAGTACCATTAATATTTACACGAATAGACAACTGTCTTGAGGGCTTCAACCATGCGGCTTTAATTTCGTCACTAGTTACTAACACATTTACCTCACCTACCTTTCAATAAAACTCATTGTTAATCCTTCCCATTTAGGCAATTTATCATGCCAGGAATATGCCGGGGAGGATCGATCACCCACGTAAAACGTTTTTGTGACAATGCCACCTTCCATAGGATCTGGATAAGTGACTTCAAAAAAAACTGGCATCACAGCTTTTAAAATTGGCGAAATTTCTGCGTCAGTCAGTGGTCCCCACTCAAGATCCATTTTCCTCTTTGTTGTAATATAGTCACGCACCATGTCTCCTTTAGCATTACGACCAGAGTCACCATCAACTCCTTGAATTCCAGCTGTAAACTTTTTAGGAGTTTTGATCGTAACTCCGTTTATTTTTAAATATCCAGCCATCAGATCAATCCTCCTAAATGTTTAATTCGGTATACCCGAGTTGTTGGTGGTATTTGTTAATTTCTTTAACCGCAATACGACCAAATTCTTTTCCGCCAATATTAATGATAATGTCTCCATTTGGCGCTTGTGTTGGCGTTGCACCTATGGCAGAAATGGCATTCATCAATGTTGTTACCATAGATGAAGTGAAATCTTTCATGCCGCCACCTTTATAGTTCATTTGGTTGTTGTTACTAAACGTACTATTTGATGGCGTAAACGTTGGTGTTTGGAACATTTCTGGCAACATTATGCTAGAGTTGAACATATCAAGCCCTAGATACTCAACAGCTTGTTGAATCAATTCAGCAGCCCTTTGGGGTCTCTCAAGCGGAATGACCATCTCTTTCTTGTTGCCTTCTCCCATACGATATAGTCCATCTTGAGAAACTA